GCAAGTACAAAAAGTATGCAACCAAGGTGATTGGCCGTTATGCCCCTGTTCTTACTGAGGCGATGCAGCACGTAATCGTTGATACGACCGAAGCAGATTCCTAAAACGTTTTAGCGAAATAGTTTTTATTGGGTTTAGTTATTTTTCTTAGTTGTTGAAAAGATGACGGTATTAGAATGGCTTAGCGGCAAAACAATGTATTCCTCCTTCACGGAAACGAATTTCATTGAAATAGCGATGGATAGGGGTATTGACCCGAATGCCGACGTGTATGACGAGAGCGTCGTCACGAAGCGCGAACGCGACTTGATGACCGCAGACCTCATCTATACTGCTGTGTTGCTTCGCCCCTCTAATACTGCGTCTTTTACACAATCGCACAATGGTTATTCTAAGACCATCGGTAGCGAACAGGATTTCTACCAAGATGACAAAATCCAATATGCTATTCGCATCTACAAACGCTATGGTGACGAAAAGGGTGAAGACTTAGAGGAACTTGCCGCCAAGCGCAAAATCAAGGTCATCCCCATTGAAGACGTTCTTTGAGATATGCTGAGAGACGAGATTCTTGAATATCCCTATACGGGTACGATAACGAGAACCATCGAAGGTAGTGGACGTGAAGAGGACACTATTCTTACGGTGTATGAGGGAAAGATGGATGAGCACATGGTGACGGATGAAGAGGGACGTGTCCTTCAAACTGCATCCTACATCATTTCGATTCCTTTGACCAAAGACGCTGATGGTAATTGGGCTGTACCTCGCAAGGGAGACAAGGTAGTCTTAACGCGATATGGCGAAACGTTCAATCTTACGGTTGATAATGCTGAACCTTCGCAACTAAAGGGAGTTAGTTTGTATTGTTCGAGAAATAGTTGGTAAGAGAATGAATAAATCTGTAATCCGTGGCTTAACCAATTTTTTGAGCGTAACACAAAAAAGTGTGACGGAGTATTGGATTGCAGAGCAAAACAAACGACTTATCGACTATGCACGACGCAAAATCAGACTTCTTGGCGATGCGATAATGATGTATCACAGCAAGAACCACATGGACAGAACTGGGAATTTGCTCGATAGTCTCTGTTGGGTTATCTCCTATGATGGCAAGCCTGTTGCCGGAGGAACTTACAGAACACAACGTGCGAAGAAGGATTCATATCTCCATGAGTTTGCGCCAGAAGAGTACAGACATCTGTTCCCCGTTTATGGACACGCCCTTGCGCTCGAATTTATCAAGAAGTACGGCAATGCAAGTGGTAGCGGCGAGTGGGTAGTGCGATTCGCAATCCTTGCTCCTTATTGGGCATATTGGGAAAAAGGTTTCGTCATGAAGCAGAAGTCGAACATGTGGGATGAAGGGGACGTTGCCTCTATCGGACGCTTTCTAAAGTTTTCCGTTATGACAGAGTTTTACGACACTGTTAATGCGGACTTAAAACCGAAGAAGATAAAGTTCGAGTGCAAGAAACCTCCGCGCATGGATTCGTTCAAACTTGACAGAATGAATAGACGTATTTCCAAGAGTCCTTGGGCAGAGTCTCGACACAACAAACGCTGGCCGTCCCACAATAATGGTAAACGAACGAAATTGTAATTATGGTAACTGAATCACGAATAGCAATATACAATTACTTGTACGAATTGTTTTACAATGTCGTAACCAAGAACGTGTATTCAATGCGCGAACCGCAAGAACTCACTACGTCTGATACAACTGACGGATTTATCGTAATCCGCGTTGGTACTATCACGGATGCAAGCGAGTTTGACCGAGAAACGTATGCGCGTGTCCGTTGCTATATTCAAGCGTTCGTTCCTCCTATCTCGCGTGGCCGATTAGACTACAAGAAGTACAAATTGTTTGAGGACTCCATTCTTGCTGTTATCCACGAAGCAGAAGCCAATCCAACGGATGATTACTTCATTGAAGAGGATTCGCTGATTTCTTCGGACACAGAGGAGACCGAAAATGCGAACAACTCGTACTACACGTTTATCAAGTCGTTCTTAATCACCATAGATAAACATCAATAACAATTTTTCAATTTTTCATTTTTTCATAACTTTTTAATTAGAAAGGAACTATATTATGGCAAAGAAAACAACTGTTAAAGCCGTCGCTTTGCGATATGGCGAAGTAGGTGGCGCAGCAACAACCCCGTTGATGGGTGTCTTGAAGGGTCTGACCGTAGGTCAAGATGAACCCGATGCAACCGAGATTGAAGCAGAGTTCTTCGACACTCCGTTCGACATCATCTACGACGGCAATCCTATTACGTTCAACTTTGAGTTGGCCAACTATGACCTTTCCGAACTTCCTGCATTGTTCGGAGGTACAACCGAATCGGATGTTTACGAGGGTGCAGCTTCTGCTACCACCACCGAGCACTCTTGGCAGTTGGAGTTTAGCCGCGGTAACTTCGCGCTCTACATCTACAAGGGTCTTACCGTTGGTACTATCAAAAAGGATGAAGACGGCGCATTGAACTTCTCCGTTACAATCACCGCGCTCACCCATGAGACCACCACTGGCACGGGCGATAAAGCCGTTACAACTCAGCACATGTATAAGATTATCGGCACTAAGCCTCAAAATCCATAAAGATAATCTTTCTTTCGTGGACGTGGGGAGCGTTGTGTGGGATTAACTCCCTAAACGCTCCCCATTCTGTTTTACGAAAGAAAAGAATCATAAAAGTCCACAGAAATGAAGAAAGAAGAACAAAAGTTAGACAACGAACTGCAAGACTTTTCCGTCGAAACGAAACGGGACATCTTGTCTATCATCAACGATTCGCCTTCGCTTGTTAGGTTAGGTGATACAGAATACCGCGTCAAGGATATGCGTTATTATTCGCTGTATCGCATCTGTAAGTTGGTTATGGATATGCGGCAAGCGGACGAGACGTTAGATGATGACAACAAGGTTATAACGGCGTTGTGTACGGATTTGGATGCGATGTGTGAGATTATGGCTATTGTTCTGTGTAATCACATGTTCAAGCCTTGTGATGATGCAGACGAAAGAAATGATGAGCTGATTCGACAAATGAAGATAAAGGTGATGAATAGCACATTCGACACAAATCAGTGGGCGGCAATCATCCTTGGGGCAATCAAATCCATTGACCTTTCGGCTTTTTTTTTACTCAAAAAATCGGTGAGTACGCTTACGGATTCACTTCTGACGAGGAAGAAGAAATCAATGGAGACAGCCTCACAGTTTATGGAAGCACTATCATTGCGGACGCAGCAGACTTCTTGAAAGTATTCACGCAATATACGTTAGACGATTATCTTTTCCGTCTATCATGCGCAAGGATTCAGTTCATGGCCATAGACAATACTCATACGAAGTATTTGCATGGCAGCGACAAGAAGGCTTGGACGAACTACAAGGAGGCTTACGAATCGCAGAAGAAGTTGGATAACTTTATGTCGGGCTTCGGAAAGTTACCCGAATTGAAAGAGGGTGAGGAATACGAAATACCCGTAAGAAAGAACAAGAACAAGAAATAGTAAAAATACAAGATATATATTATGGCAGATTCACCTACAATAGTCATTGCCCATTTGGATGACAGCGAATTGAAGCAAGCCGTACAGTCGCTTGTTTCGGGAGTAGACGCAGCTGTCACTGGTATGGCGAATAACTTCGATGCGCAGATTACACGTATGCGCGAAAGTTTGAAGAAACTTGGTGCCGACAAGATAGACTTGGGCGGGACTACCAAAGATAGCGGAACGTCGAAATCGAGAACATCTGAGACTAAGGCGGACACTACGGCCATCGAAGAGAACACCAACGCGAAGAAGAGGAATGCGCAGGCAACGAAAGAGACAAAGGAAGCATACGACGCAATGGCCAGTGCCATGCAGATGGCTTCGGCTCCAAAATCCGCACGTGATAGTTTTTACGCATTTGTTCAAGGCTTCAAAGAACAAGGTGCTGCTATTGCCAAACAAATACAAGAAGCGGAGGCTGCACTAAATCAAGCCGTTTCTAATCGTGTCGCGGAACTTAACGCAAAACTTGAAAATGCAAAAAGAAAGCTCAATGAATTATATACTACTCTATACAAAGAGCAAGAAAAAGCGCGTAGTGCTGGTACATTAGGCATGCCGTACAATGCGGGTATTGAGCGAACTAAACAAGCGATTGAATATACAAAAAAACATATAGAAGAACTTAATAAGTCAATTGCTAATGTTTCTCCTAATATGTTTTCAGAGCAAGTTCAGCAGATTGAGCAACTCCGTTCTAAGCGCGAGCAAGTTCTGAATACGATGCGAGAAGAAACTTCGTCTACTCAGCAACAGACACAAGCACAGCAACAATCCACGAGCGCAACACAGCAGCAATTAACAGTCGAGCAAAAACGTACTGGTGAAATTCACAAGCAAATTGACGCAATACAGTCACGT